GCCGCCTGGATGGCCGGAGCGCCCACTGGTGGCCCCGGAGATCCTCCAAGTGCCTGAGTTGCTGCCGCTTGCTGGGCTGGAGACGGATAGTTTAACCCGGCAGTTTGATGCCACGCCTCCCGAGCCGCCGCCTGGGCGGCCGCCTGGGTGGCCGCTTGCTGGACTTCCGCCGGCGTCACTTGCATCGCCGCCGCGGTGTCGGCCTTCGACTTCTCCGCTGCGGCCTTCTGTTCGCTCAAATACGCCGCGTCGCTATATAGATTCCCCTGAGCATCAAACAGCCCCTGTCCCAGGCCGCCATAACTATGCTCGGTGCCGAGTTCGCCATAAGTGGGCTCCCCGAACGAGTCGTACGTCATATTCCGGTCGACGAAAGCCTGCAAATCCTCATATGCCGTCATCTCAGGTGTCTGTATCCCACCCATCGCAGTCGTATCCAGATCAGACATTTGCGACTTCATGTAAGCAAGCGAGGACAGGGGCATGAGTGGAAAAGCTAGCGTCGCCGCCATTTTCCCCAATGTCGGGTTGCGGTCATAATCGTCGGGATTACCATAAGAATGACCGCTCCCATCAATCAGAGCCAGTTGCTCACGCCGCTCCCTCTCCTCACGCCCCCGGCGTTCCTCCGGGGTTTCGATCGGATCTACGACAGGGTCCGGCAGATTTGAATTAAACTCCCCAGGCGTGTAGACCACACCCGCGTCGTATGTCGGAACAGTCATGCCGCCGTAGCCGACGCTCTGCCTCAAAATATCATCCCTGGCCTGACGCCACGCATTCATCCCGGCACCAGCGTTGAGCAGTGGCATGTTCGCTATCCTTCGGTTTTCCTAGCCGGCGCCTATGTCGACCATCTGATCTGGCATCTGATCTGGCATCGGGCCTGGCATCGGATTCTGATTGCGCTGCGCCTCAAATTCAGCCCGAGTTAAACGCTCGCGCTCCATCTCGGACCTCACCTCCAGCGTCGTCGCACCGGCCACCGCGTCAGCCTCGATGCGCTCACGCGTGAGAGCGGCCTCGACCTCCAACTTGGTGGCGCCGGCCTCGGCGCTTGCCTGGAGCTTGGCGGCCTCGATCTCCATCCTGGCCGTGATCTCCTCGCGCTTGATCAGCACCTCGGCCTCAAGCTTGTGCATCTCATGCTCGTGGGCGGTGCGTACCTTCTCCCGGCCCGCCTCGATCTTCGCCATCTCGACCTGAATCTGCGACTCCATAAACCGATCGGCGGGAGCCGGCCCCGGCTGTGGGTCAGGCCCCTCGGGCGGCTGGGTGTAGTACGCCTCGGGCGCCGGCACGCCAGCCAGCTCGGCTTGTCGAATCAGCGTGCGATAGATATTACCCCGCGTCACCAACGATCCCTCACCCATCCCCATCTCGGACGCGATGGTGTGCTGCGTACTCAGGACGCTGGAGATCTGCGCGAGTTGCTGATCATGGGTGCCGGTCCCCAGACCCACCGAGATCGACAGGTCCATCTGGCTAGCCCAGGTGCGCGGATCGATCACCACCCATTCGTTCCGCAACCGCAACATCTGCTCGCGCTGCTGATGCTGTTGCACCAGTTTGAAAATCAGGCGAAAGAGATTCTTCACCCCGCCCTCGGCAAAAATCCGAGCCATCATCTCGACCCGCTGCTGGGCCATCCCGACGAGAGCATTGACACCTGTCGCCGTCGTGTTATTCCCCAAGGCGTTCACGTCCATACCTTGATTCAGCCGCGAATATCCCGTGCGCCTTTCCTCTACAACGTCAGCATACTCAAGCGCCGCCACGATCTGATTACCAGCCGGCTGCGTCACCAGAGGCTTGATCATGCCCGGTGCCTTAACCCGCACCACCCCACCGGGCCGCGAATTGAGCATGTCAGCCATGTTGACTTGCCCCTCGACGACCTCCGAACGCTGGTGGTTCATGGAGAATAGATTGTCGAGCAATTGCCGCCACAACTGGGTTTTAATCTCCTGGATATCGAAAAGCTGATCGGCCAGGCTCATGCCGAAAAATCTATGCGGCATCGGAATAGGAATGAGGACGGCGAAGGGAAACGCGTCTACCTCCTCAATATCAAGGATTTCATACGAGCCCGAACCGGCCGCCAAAATCTTGAGCCTCTCGGAGATACCGTCCCCGTTCCGATCGGCCCTGATATAGCACTCGTATAGCCAGATCTCCCGGCGCGACGGATCGTGAGCATCCTCGCTGGGACCGCCATCGCCGAAATTGGAATCGTCCAGCGCCTCGCGAATCTGCTTCTCGGTCCCAAATTCCTCGTCCGATGAACTCGGGATTTTCTCGATCTGCCTCCTCGAATACCCCATCGCCAGCAAATCAGAGGCGTGGTACTTCACCCGGTGCGCCACGAATTGCGCTTCTTCAAGCGTCCGCGCCTGGCGATCGATGAAAAAGTCCTCGGGCGCCACCGTGTCAATCCGAATGCGGCCATCCTGCCGCACCCGCTTCACCCGTACATTATTGGTGGTGGTGGGCATCACCCCGTCATCGATAATCAACGTGTGCTCAACGACCTCGATGTCTGCATCATCCAGCAGCAGGGTGAGTTCCTCGTCCGACAGCCCCTCATACTCCTCGACTACATCCTCCTCACGCTCATCCCACCAGACCTTGAAACACCCCATACCCGAAATCAGAGCGTCCTTGAACCCCTCGTGCAGGAGCGTGAAACCCGAGTTCATCTTCTTAAATACATGGTTACAGTACTGCGTCGCCTGCTCGGCCGCCTGCTCATCCTCGGGCCCGACAGGATCGAACCGCACCACATCCCCAGCCGACGTGAAAGGCCGCAGCAGGCCCGGCAGCATCCCCTCGATAACATCCCGCACCTCGGTCGAGACGACGGTCGATCGTCCAGCCACCTCATTCCCGAGCGGGTAGCCGAAATAATAGTCGAGCGCCTTCTCGCGCCGCCGCTGTAACTGGCCGCCGAAATAGTTGGCAGAGCTCTCCAGTCCAGCCTGTACGATCGCCCTGAGACTCTCTTTGGAAAGGGACTTAGGCATTGAGATGCAGCGCCTCATCCTTGCGCGGCCGGCCCGGCCGTCGCTTCGGTTCCTCGGCCGGCCAAGCCCTCTCAGCCAACACCACAACCTCGGCCGCGAGGTCGATCACCGTCTCCTGCAGCCGTCTAAACGCCGCCGCTTCGGCTCGGCTCATTCCCATGTTAAATCACTCCCATCTCTGGATATTCGATCGGCGCACCCCAATCACCACCGCCATCGCGATAGCCCGTCGCCAGGTACCGCATGGCGTCAGCGTAATGGCTGTTCTCATCGTGTAGCGGTTGACCGGAACGCTCCTTCACCCGGTATTGGCGCAGCGCCTGCAGCAACTCCTCACCACACCTCTCAACGTCAAACCAGCACTTCGGCAGCAACGCGCGCACCGCCTCGATACCCTCGGTCACCCGGCGCTTAGGCACCACCCTCGGAAACACGCCCAGCTCACGCAAAATATCAGACCGCTTCCGCGCCTCGATGTCCTTACCCATGACCCGATGGTCGATGTCGTGCGGCAGCAGATGCTCGTCGTAGGTGTACCCCAGATCGTCCCGCCACTGGTGCAGCACGTTCACATAGTGCCCCAGCCCCATCCCATCATTCTGGTAGCAGTTGATCACCCGCACCTGGCCGCCCTTGTCGGCCTGAAAAGCAATAATCGATGTCTTGTCCGACACCCCCAAATCCCAAGCCGTACTGACCAGCATCGAATCGTCAAAATGCACGTTGCCAACACGCCCATCCGCCTCGGCCTTATCCAACTGAGCCGAGTAATATGCGCCGGTAATAGCCGCCGAAAACGAACATTCGTATTCCTGCTCGTACTGGTTCTCCGACATCGTAGCCCGACACGAGGCCAACTCCTCGGCATCCAGCACGCCCGTCGCCGACGCCCGGAACAAGCACGAAAACCACTCTGGATCTCCCTCGCCCACCGCCGCCTTGGCCTCGTCGTGCTTGGCCTTGAAAGCATCCATGCCCTTGGGTGTGCCGATCCACAGAGCACCGCCCCGCCGATCACTCAAGGCCGGGCGCACGATCTCGGGAAACAGCCGCGGCCTCATCTCCGCGTACTCGTCCAGAATCGCGTAATCCAACCCGATGCCACGCAGATTATCGGGCTTCTCGCCGCTCAACAGCCAGAACGTCGCCATCCCCGACCTGACCGGAAATTGCGCCCGAAGCAAGGCCGAATTAAACTTGCGATCCGGCATGACATCCAGATATTCCTGGACAAACGGCCACGCCACGCGTTCGACCAACCCATACGTCGGCGCGATGTACGCCCCGATCGGATTCGGGCGCTCACACTGAATCAACTTGCGGATCAAATGATTGACCGCCATCACCGTCTTGCCAAAGCGACGGTGGCAAACCGCTACACTCCAGCGGCGTGCGTGCTTGTGAAAGTATCCCTGCAGCGGCCTCGGTGTGTACGGGATCTCTATAGGGTTGCCGGGCTGCGTCAATCGAGCAACCCTTCGCCTTCACCCACTATATCCTTGTTCCACTGATCGGGGTATTTCTCGGCGGGCGTCGGGAGCTCGGATACGGACATTTAATACCCCAGCCAGTTCCGAACGGTGC